GGGTGATTACCAGTAACCGTTAAATTGTCACTACTTCCGGCCACCTGTAGTTCATATACATCAATCGTTGGATCGTTTTTAAAGACTTTATTGACCTTTTGCCAATTTCCCTCAAGAGATAGAACATAATCATCGGTTGTTATATCCTTTATCTTCTTAAGTCCATCTTTACTCGTTACCAGGCTATCCCCATCGAGGCATCCCTCGCAGATGCTTGCCTGTATATAAAGATCCATGACATTGTATATCTCATTTAGCTTGTCATCAGGTAGACCCCTAGCTGTGTTGGGAGTATTAATACAAGGTTGATTAGTTCCATCTAGAACTTTCTTTTTACAACTAGGACATTCTTGTCCAACAAAGCCCCAGAGAGCTACCCCGTTTTTACCACACGAGTGACAAAGCCAAGAGAATATTACACGATCTTCTACATCAAATCTATGAATAGATTCTGGTATATCAAACCCTACGTCTGGAATTCCAGTATGCAGCATTAGAAAAGTATTTTTGGCTTTATCTGGATATTTTCTTAGAAATAGTGCAAATGACTCAATAAGCCTAGTGAAAAGTTTTCTGGGCTGATTTCTCATCACCGTCCCGATTATCTTCATATCTGGATCAATACCTAGAGATCTTTTTACGTCAGTTTTATTTAGTGGTTTAAAAACATTAGGATCGGAGGCACCTGGGCAAACATACTTAACATCAATCGGAACTACACCATTAAATTCTGCTAGCTTGGTTCGGGACTGATCTTCCATTACTTTTTTACCAAAGTGGGAATAAGCCATTACAGTGTCAACTTGCGTATAACTCTTTAGCCAAGACCACTGCTGCGGATAAGAGTCTATGCAATTGTGAACAATGAAATTACTAGTGTAACTATTGTCAACTTCAACTTCAAAGTTGTACACATAGCCATCATATTCCTTTTCTATTATGCTTTCAACGGCAGATACTGCATAATTTCCAACAAAATGAACAACTGCTCTAGTTTTTTCATTAGGAGTAAATTCTATTTCTCCATATTTCTTAGTATAGCTGTCTATATCTTTTATATCAGACCCAATGCCAGTCTTTATTCTAAAATAGGATGAGCCTTTACACTCTCTGCCGTCTATTTCACCAGCGAGTTTATCATACTTCCTTATGGTTACCCCATATTTGCATGATAGCATTAGTGCTCTAATTTCATTAGCTAGACCTTTTTTTGAACAGGTTATGCTTACATTTTTACAACTCTTGTAATGCCCATCTGCTCTTATTAGTCCTGCTAAAAATGATTTTCTTATTTTAGTACTATTTAGCATTATGAACTTGGGTATAGAATTCTTATTATTGGTTGCATTCATAAAGAATGTTCCCAATATCTTACTGTGGCATATTACCTCATGTGATCCAGACTCTCTAGTATTAATAGTAGATTCTAGGCCGAAAGATTTTTGCATTATATTTGCAACATCTATAGCAAAAGATTTCTCATGTTTTTCAAACACAATCCCAAATCTATCATTATAGCATCTTCCACCATCTCCCAGTGCGTAGCCTATTAATCTAGCGAAATCCTCATTTATATCTATACTTTCTTTAACCACATGATTGCTTTTACTGAGGGAAACATAGCCACCTTCGTAGTTTAAATTCAACTCAGGCACATTCTCTGAAATAGATATTTTTTCATCAAAAAAGCTCTGTTTGATAATTGGGAAGCAAATTAAATCTCCAACACTTATATCCTTAGCCTCCGTCCATACAGGGGTCTTATCTTTATAAACCGAAGATCTATTGCTCCTTCTATCGTTTTTATCTTTTTTAAATACCAACATCGGGTGCTCTGGAGTCATAGAAATTGGTGACGAATCTGACCTAGAGGTTATCTCCATCAGGGTTCCATCAGACTTTCTTTGCATAGTCTCAGTTACAGTTCTTATTTCTCCTGTGTGCGAGACAACCCGATCTCCTGACCTAACGCTTTCTATGTCTACATACCCACTATCTGTAAGGATAGGAGTACCTGGAGGAAGGCAAGCCATCCAAATTATATGGAACTTTTTAGATAGTTGATTCTCAAGAACAAATTTATCCATCCACCAATCTCTGTGTAGCAATAGAATGTCAGGTTTAAAGTCTTCTAGAACTTCACCAAACTTCCACTTTCCAAACTGGTTGTCTTTATAGTTAGCTTTGTATGACTGCTCCTCTTCGTTGGTCTTTGGCATGTTGGGATAATACTTCCAAGGAATATTTCCAGCCCTAGGTTCTTGTTCGGGGCTATGACCATACGCTCCAAGTTCAGCTATATTAAACTTAGGGTTTTTCATTAGACGCTTCAAGACTTCTCTCATATAAGTTGAGAAACCTGTATGTAGATAAGAAGCTTCAGATACAAATAAGACCCTTATCTCTTCTACGTCTTTGTTACACCCATTAGCTATTCGTTCTTCTAGAACGGCAGGGTCGTGCATAGATGGGTCAAAGTCCCCTCCCAAAATCTGGGAAGGGATCTTTGATTCCGTAAATTTATGACCTATACTACTCTTTTTCTTATTCTTTTTTGACAAAAGTTCCCCTTACTGTCCGAAAGGATCATCTTCAAGAGTAGCATCATCAAACGGGTCGTTTTCCGCATTGATCATCTCATTGGCAGTTGGAGCTTTAGAGGAAACATCTTTAGCTGCTGCAAATTCAGTAGGCTTAGGTGCTGCTTCAAGCTTGGTGTCAAAGTCGAAGCCATCAATTGCTACAGTGCGAACCTTTAACCCATCTTTCTCATACTCATCAAAACGAAGCCTACCTTTAACTAGGATTTCATCTTCACACTTCTTAAGAATCTCAATCTTGTCTTCGCTGAGATTCCACATACTAACATTAAAAAAGTGCTTACGATCCTTTCTATCGGTATGATTTAGAGAGAATGAAGTTACAACACTCTCTCCTGCTTGGCGGACTTTAACCCACTTTGGGATTCCCGCTACGAAAATTGAATTAGTATTCTTGTTCGACATATTATTCTCCTTCTGTATAAGCTTGGTAGATTTTTCTTGCAAAGAAGTCAGAAACCCACTCTTCAAGCTCTTTTGTTTTTGGGCTGATTTTAGCCGCCTTAGGAAGTCTTTCAAATTGCTCACCAGAAGCAATGTGAATTAGTTCGTGTAAAATTAATGTATCTAGGTTTAACTGTAGTCCAAACTCTTTATCAGCATCTTTTAAAAACAGGATAGAAGCAACTTGCTCAGACTGATAATGTTCAACCACTGCCCCCAGACAAATATCGTCCGGTTCTGATTTTTTCCCATCTAACTTTTCTATTGTTTCCATTAACTTTTGTTTATTAACTATTTTGGTTTTTATGTCCCAACCTGACAAACCTAATACATCTGCCCAAAAATCAAGCTTTGATTCTAGTTCATCTTTATTTATCATATAGCCTCTACCAAATCTACTATAGGACTTCCGTCTCTAGATATTTTGCCTTCTATGTAAGCTAGATTGCCAAGCTTTATACTGTCTTTGCTTTTCTCAAAAGCATCTGCGAACACTAGTCCGTCCATCATAAAGCTTTTGTCAGTCATTGATATAAAAGCCATTTCTCTACCTTTTTTATCGGATCGCTTTGTTACTCTAGTTATGACAGCTACAGTGCTGAACTTCTTACCGGGCATCTCTTTTTTTATGTTTATCATATTGTGAGTTTTCTTCTTATTGTTGTAAATATCTACTTCACAATACTTTATAGGAATCCCAAGAAAAATCAGCTCTCGTGCCGCCATAACGTGCTCTCTTACCGAATTACTGTTAATACGATCATTTTCTTTGTAAATCTCAATTATTTTAACAGATCTCTTAGCTGTAATGATCTTATCTTCTTGCGCCTGTGTCGTGACGTACTCTCTGAATTTGTTGTATGCATCTCCTATGTTTTCAGCCACCGGAACACTTAGAATCTTAGTTGATCTAGATGTTGAAGCGTCGTATTCGCCACTTTTTTCTATAATAGCCTTAAGTATGGCTTGTTCTTTTTTAGAAATTGATTTCATCAAAGTTAAGAATGTAAATATCTCAGTCCTGTCTACACCTAGGAAGTCAAGTGCCCCAGAGAAGCACAACGCTTCTGCCACGTCTTTCTTAAGTTTGCTAACCTCTACCACATAGTCAGTGGTAGTCTTACAATCAGTAGACATTCTCTTAATAGCCTTGATAGATGCGTTTCCGATCTTCTTAATGCTGTTTAGACCAAAGTATATCTTTCCATCAGATATAGTAAAATCTTCTTTAGAGTGAATGATAGAAGGTGGTAGCACCTCGATGTTTTTTAGTTTAGCATCATAGAATATCTCTGCAATTTCTTCCTGTGGCTTCTGTTCATTCTCAGAAAGCTGAAGCATTGAACAGTAAAACTCTAGGGGGTGATTAAGCTTAGCGAAAGCCGTAGTGTATGCCATCATTCCATATGTTAGAGCGTGAGAATTGGAGGATACTAGTCCATTGGCCATAAAGTTGTGCTCTGGTGTGTCCATTTCTATATCATAAGTATCTTCAAATCCATAATAATCTATTGATTGTACTGTAACAGTCTTTGTCTTATGGCCCTTTTCCCAGACCTTTACCCTTCCAGTCTTGTACTCTTCTTTTTTATGACATGATGGACAAAGCTTAATAATGTTTTCATAAGCACTATTGGCTCTGTCTCCGTCAATGTGGTGGTGTTCAAGACGGCCATTTGTTATTCCACAATTTTGACAATACTCTATTGAGGACAATTTCTTTTTAGTTTTAACAAACTCTGTAAATGATCCATTGGTAAACGCAGGATTTTGCAACCCATTATGGAACCCACATTTGGGATCTGCATAAGGTCTATATTTGTTTTCATTAGTGCTATTACTAAATCCATATTTATTAGTACATTTTTCATACCCGCCATTGGATACAATTTTAGTCTCCCCAACTACCATGTCCTCAACTTTAGTGAAACTATTATTATCACAGAAAAACTTATGATCTTTAGTAGCTCTGACAGTAGTGTTATCGCTAAGTCTAATTGTATATGTTTCTTTTTCTCCTGTATAGATTATATCTTTAATTTTATTTGGTCTAATTCTTCCGTCTCCATCAAGTGATAGTATATTACCATATCCAAATGATTTTTTTTGCATCTTTTTTCTTAATGGTATGGAATTAGTCTTTTTTGCATAATCCAAATCATTCAACACTTTATAAAGATGTTCGATAGTTACTCCTCCAAGCAATTTGCTATTTTTATTACCAAACCCTCTATTAACAATAGTTGATCCCGATACACATTTATTGAATGAATACTCGGCGCCTTTTTCAATCCAACCCCAAAGCTCATCGGCTAGGACCGGGTTATTGTGCTGCGCGTTACAACCTTCAATAAATCTCTCTTTAAACGTAGCCATAAGCTCAGGTATCTTTTTACCAACAGCTTTTCTCAAGCTGTCAGCCTCTTTCATGTCGAAGTTGCCGAACTTCCTTACAACTTCAAGCATCTGCTCCTGATAGAGCATTACTCCAAAGGTGTTTCTAAATATTGGCTCAAGATCCTCATGAATGCAATCCCAAGTACCGCGCCTTTTATTCTCTATATATTGATCAGCTAGCCCGGTTTCTAGAACCGCCGGTCTAATGATTGAGATCAGGGCAGCGAGATCTTCAATGTTCTCAGGACGAACTCTCTTGGACCAAACTTGGCCCAGTTTAGACTCTAGCTGGAACACACCCTTGTTATCTCCCCTGGCTATTAATCCAAATACATCTTCGTCGTCGAATGAAGTTATTTCATCTAAGAAGTTGGGCATAGTCCTAGATACTACTGAAAGGGTTTTAAGACCAAGCACATCTAGCTTCATATAACCTAGTCTCTCAACGTCATACATATCGATTCCCGTTAAGAGGTTTTTCTTATTGGCGTCCCACGCGCACGGAATTTTACCAAAGACACTTTCATCTGAGATAAGTATGGCGCAAGCGTGAGTTGATCTGTTTCGGTTTACACCTTCTAATCTGTGAGCAACCTTAAAGGTTTGTAGAAGTCTTCGTTTTCTATCGTTGACTTTCTCTCCAATGAATCTTTTCTCTACAGCGTCGTCAGATGCTAAGATCTCTTCTTCCCACTGTTCTACGTCTTCGTCAACACCAAACTGTACTTTGCTTAGGTAGTCAGAAGAATCAATGGCATCTTGGAGACCCTTATTCTTATTCTTGATATGCTTTGTTAGGGCATTCATGTATTCATGAGTAAGGCCCATGACCTTGCCAACATCTTTAAGTACACCTTTGGCAGTTAGAGTTGAAATAGTCATCATGGGTAGAACTCGATCTTTACCGAACTCTTCTTTGAGATATTCAACAACTTCTTCTCTTCGGTCAATCTGAATATCGAGATCAATATCCGGCATCGATCCTTTGCGACCGATGTTGTAAAACCTCTCCCAGATAAGACCATATTGAACAGGGTCAGCGAATCGTGTTATTTTTAGTAGATACAGAATCAACGATCCAGCACAACTTCCTCTACCATATCCACGGATTATTCCATTGTCGTCACAGAACTTACAAACATCATAGACAATCATGAAATAGTGTTGTAGGTTAGCTTCCTCTATCTCTCCTATTTCGTGTTGAATTCTTTCAAGATAGTCGGCTTTGTTTTCCTTATCAGATATATTTAACTCTTTCCAGCCATTTCGAGCAACCGCTTTTAGAGCTTCAAGACACTCTTCATCAGACATGCCCTTATACTTGGGCATCTTCATGTCCATGTTGATTGTTACATCAACCATGTCTGCAATAAGTTTAGAGTTGTTAACTTCGTCCTCTGAGAACTTTGTTCGCATCTCTTCTTCTGATCTTACATAGTAATCAAAGCCATTAAATACGAGTCTACCTTTAGTTATCCCCTTTGCGTGATCCACGATAGGAGTGTCTAGGGTTGCTCTTGCTTCGATCGCCTTTAGAACCTCATGAGGAAAAGAATCCTCTTTGTAAACATAGTGGGAATTATGAACAGCAAACCCATTGGCTATATAAGTCTCATCCCTAGAAACCTGTAAGTTCCAAAGCCTATCTTTTGATTTAATCTTGTCTATTTTTTCAATTCTAACTAAAAAGAACTCATCAGTTTCAAAGAATCTAGAACCAACTGAATTATCTCTTTCTTTGAAGTCTTCTATTACATTGAGCTTTATAGCCTTTTCAAAGTTGCCTCCAGAGAGGGTTATTTGATAAGAGTCTTTCCAATCTGACTTTGCGTTTTTGTGATTTTTAGAACATTTTGCTCCATCTCTAGATTCTGGAATAGAGCAAATTCCCAACCTATTTAGGGAATTAGAGACATCCCACGCCAATCTCTCCGACACTGTAGATACCAACATCTTGTTTCTTTTTTTGTCAACATGGCCGTCGCCAATAAAGTAGTACTTTAGGATCATTGCCAACTGATTGTTTGACCAATTGTTATTTTTTGAGTCAACAGAAGCGTTTATCCACTTGTTCTCTGCGCCTTTCCCGAATAGCTTCTTGAATACTTCTGTAAATATTCTCGACGTAACCCTTATACAAATGCCATTTTCACCTTTTTTTGATATGCATGGAGAGTAGTTGAATTTTCTAAAGTAGTTGTCTATAATTTCAACCAGATATCCTTCACTAGAATGAAATGCAAATCCAAGGTTGTTTCCATCTATGTATCCTTCAGCCAAATAAAGCCCAAATATTGCTAATAAATCATCACAAATTTCAAGCTTCTCTGGTATGGATATTTTCTTACCCAATTTTCCAACTTTAGGACTGGTTATCATGCCATCGTTAAATACGTGGTGGTTTTTCTTATATGATCTAGATCTTTCAAGTATAGATTTTATGTTTACGACCCTTTTTCCGCAATTCGGCCCATCATTGGGGTTCAGCTTGGTAATGCAAAGCAAATCATTATCATTTAGGTCTGAAGACTTAATCCATTGGAAGTCGTAGTTGAGATAGTCTCTATTTGTTTCTCCCTTAATATTACCTCTACACACCAATATGGGGTGATTCTTGGAGCACTTTATAGTTCTACTTCCAAAACTTGGAATTATTTCATATATTTCACTATCAATACCTCTTACATTTACATGCTCAACCTTGTTAATGTTGCCGTTGTGAGAATATACTTTGTCCCCAATTTTGACATTATCTATTCTAACTTCTCCACGGGTAGTCTTAACTAGAGTGTCAGGAGTAAAACAATCGTTAGTTGCAACAGATCTGATATCTAATTCTTGAGCAACTTGTCTACAGTTGTTTAGTATAAGCTCTTGTTCAGGAATGAAAATCTTGCCAGGTTCGTTTACATTTTGTAGTTCTATGAATAGATTATCATATCCAAAGATACTCTTAAGACGCTTAACTACATCTTTGCCTTGCTCATATCCTTCATGGACGAAGTTGTGGTTAGAAGGAGAATTCATGCATCCTGATAGTATAATGAGACCCTCTTTGTACTTCTCAAGCTCTTTCCAAGAGATACGGGGTCGATAAAAGAACCCACCACCTTTGTCAACTGGAACATTGGACCAAGTTACCATTTTATATAGGTTCTCAAGACCCTTATTGTTCTTAGCTAAGATAGTTATATGCCTAGACTTACGAACTTTGTCCGTATGCTCATCTGTCCAGTATGCTTCAATTCCAGGTATAAACTTTACACCGTGCTTTTGACACTCTAGATATGCCCTAATATGCCCAGCAACTACACCATGATCTGTAAGAGAATAGGCTGAGTGGCCCAGTTCTTTACTTCTAGCTACAGCATCCTCGATCTTTGTCATAGAATCCAAGAGACTGTAGTGAGAATGTGAGTGGAGTGATACGTAATTACTACTCATTGGCTTCATTTAGTGCTTCTTTCCATACTTCTTTTCTTTTTATCAATCCAACCATAGTCTGTGATATTCCGATTTTCATTCATTAACAATGCACACATTCTTTAAGTCCACAGTCTTTACATTCAGCAAAAACCTGGTAGTCTCCGAAAGTCAATATGAATGAATTAGATGTACATTCACAGTAAATATGAGATTTTATATCATGACCCTTGGTTATTTGAGCCCCACCACCAAAGCAACATAGTTTAAAAAAGTTAGGATCATGGTTATTACCATCTTCTTTTCCAACTCTATTGTAATAGAATCCATCTACTATAATCCACGTTCCACTTTTTTGAAATGAACATTTTAGCCAAGTTGGCGGATCTACTGCTTCAAACTTCATCTTCACCTCTTTCATCCTCTTTAACTATGCCTTCTTGGTATTTACAATGCGGACAAAAGAATGCTGGGCATTCTCCCTCAGATACTCTTTGAATTTTTAACATTGGTCCTTTCTCACAATATGGACACATCATCTAGTTGGCGACACCAACATAGGCGATTGACATAACTACAGCAAGCATAGAACTTAATCCCACAATAGCTAGGAGTCTTTTAGCTTTATAATTCATAGTGTTTCTCCTATTATTTCTAAAATTTCTTTGTATGAGTCAACCTCTGTATAAGAATAGCCTCTTTTGTCCATCCAGTTTCGCATTTCTTGATCAATAACCCTAGATTCTTCTTCGGTCTCATATCTTCCATGAGGATTATATGGTTTATTTCTTCTGAGCATGAAGTTGCAATACTCCCCCCCAGCTAGACTTATAGAATTCATATAATCAGACATAGCATTTCTAACTATGTGATTAGAGTAGTATTTCTGTTCATAAAATTCACTAAGAAAAGCTGGAGAATCTGTAACAATAAAATCAACCTTGTTCATGATAGTGTATTCTCTGCGAGCTTGTTTAGCAAAAATGTACAGTTGATCGAACTCTTCTATTTTTCTACCCTCCCAAGCCCAACTTTTAACATACTCTTGAACATGTTCAACGGATATCCCTTGTTCTTTCATTTTACCAAAAATCAAAGCAGCACTAGTAGACTTTCCTGAACCCGGTCCTCCTAGTAAGTTTATAATTTTAGTCATTTTTCTCTTCTACCTCGAATCCGAGGTCTTCTAGTGAATGTAGGTCTTCTACATTTCCTCCTGCATCAATGTATTCTACAAACTTTGGATGAACCTGTTGACATAAGTCCCAATTGCATAGGTACTTACAAATATGATTAGGTTGAACAGCTCCATTGGATTTATCAGCTATTCTAGTAGGTCTTTTTTCAGATTTAATAGCACGCCACAGCATTATGATTCTATCTGTTATTTGTTGTTCAGTTTTCTCACTAAATGCTAGAGTTATTTGCTTCTTGCCACCATTAACATAAAAGATAGTAACCATGTGGTGCTTCTTGTGTGGATACATTTTACGCGCAGCAAGATAGTATAGCATTAATTGAATATCTTTTTCTGCCGCACTATATGACAATTTGTGTCTACCAGTTTTATAATCAACAATCTCAATGGTGTCTTCATCAATATCTAGAACCAAGTCAATTATTCCATTTACTGTGTATCCGTTTTCACCATCCATTATGTCGAACCTAAACTCTTCTTCAGATCCGATTATTCTATCTGGATTACTAAAGACCCCAAACTCTGTTTCATCGTCTATGACACGAGAAACCATGTTACACGCTTCAACCCAGGCATTCCAGGGGCAGCCATCGAAGTCATCTATATTTCTATTGACTACTCCACACTTTCCATTCTTGAATGCTTTACAACTATCGCAATTCTTAGACTCTTTTAGAATGTGAGTGTTGTATTCCCAACTAGTTAGAGTTTGAAAACCTTCTTTAAGAACAATTTTCTTCCAGTTGCTATCTAGCCAAGCTTTATCCTTACCTTCTTCATCGATTCCATCTGGGCTGATATATGTTTGGGCGTATCTTTCAAAAACAACGTGTAATAGAGAACCAAGCTCTGCTGCGAAGTGGGCCTTTTGAGGGGCAAACAATGTATAATTAAGAAAATACTTGAACTCACATGATTCCCACGTTTTGGCTTTGCTCGCACTCATGCGATCTATTCTCATTACTCTTCCAACTCATCTATGAACTTGTTCCATATTATTTTAGATTCTTTTGCACCATCCCAAATATCACGAGATAGTAGAAAAAACAAGTCTTTTTCTATATCTACTTCTTCTTCTAGATCAATCAATTCTCTTAGAAAAAGTGGTTCGCTTGGACTACCGTCTTCGTACTCGCCCAAAACCACCCCTTCTACAAGATCTTTGTTTTTAGTAGCTGAAACTACAGCAGAAACACCGCTTTGGATTTCTTCTAGCTTTTTAGCATCTTCTAATATAACTCTAATCTTTACCATCATGCCGCCAACTCCAATGCATAAATTATTGAAGAAATCTGTATCTTTAGATTTCTTATACCTCTTATTTGTTCGTCTTCTAAGAGTCTCCAGAAACATTCGTCTGGAATCAAATCTACAGAATCTTCACTTGAGTGTGAATGAAACGGAACAAGCCTGTCTAATTTAATGTTATAGCCACCCATTTCAGTTATAATATCTACTTCATTTTGAAATCTTACATCTGTAACGTAAACTATCCTTCTCCCACCAAATTGTACAAACTCAGTATCATATCTTTTAGCTTCCACCCTTCTCTTGAAGGTCTTAGTCCAAAATTCTTTATCAACCGTATTCCTAAATATGTCGGTTCCAAGGTGTGTCAACATCTCTCTAACTGACATCTTGTCAGACGGGAGCTTGTTTTTAGGCATAGTTAGAGGAAAGAAATCACCCCACGTCCCGAAGCTAGTTTTCTTCTTGGTATCTCCTCCAAAAGCGTACTCTTCAGGTATTCCGTAGCAATCAACAATTAGTCTTTTAATTGGAGAAGCGAATGATGTATGCACAGAGTCAACACCTGCCGTGGTTAACATTCCAGTAGATAGTTCACAGAAAGTGTTCTTACCTGTTCCAGCTCTACCACATATTCCTACTATTAAATCTTCCAATTTATATCCTTTAGCTTGCTTCTAATTTCTTTTATACTCATATCCCCTACGTCTGACTCTTCTTCGTCAGGATATATAACCTCTACATCTAACATAGCCCTTTGTAGCTTAGAATTATTTCTTAATTCGCTATCTTGCCCGCCTTCGTCATTGTCCATCATGAGAACTACTCCGACTATTCCCATATTTTTTAATATGTGAGCTTGCCCGTTTGTGACAGCAGAGCCCATTACTGCCATAGAATTCCAATACCCTGCTTGACAAAGACGCGCAACATCTAGTGGCCCTTCTGTCAATATAACCTTCTTTATTCCTTTTCTTTCTATAAATTCTTTGCAAATATCTATGTTTAAAAGGTTTATAGATTTTCTAAAAATAGTGTTACTCCACTTAGAGGAGTCGTCAACAATAGTTCTACCTGTGAACCCAACAGGCTCCCCGTTCATGTCTTTTATTGGAAATACAACTCTATTGTTCATAGATCCATACTCAGAGAGGCCACAATTCATTTTTGTTAGAACTGACCTTGGATAACCTCTGCTTTCTAGATAAGATGTGTCGTCTATTAGTTTTTCATATATTTTCTTAGTAAACTTCCGCTGTTTTAGATGTTCTGATACATAATCTATATTCACTTTTTTCTTAGCTTCTATGTATTCAACACTGTCTTTGTTGTCAAGAAAAGCAATTGCAAAATCTGTAGCTTCTTTGCGACTAATTTGCTTGACTGAAGATACAAGCCCAACCAAATCACACCCCGAATCTTCATGACAACCTCTGGTCCAGCAGCACCAAATTGGAGGATCTTCATATAGGGTGAATCCAGTTGGATTATCTCCACCGTGACAAATTGACGGACCTCTTATAGAAGAGCCGTGTTCTGAAAATTCACATATAGAAGACCCCAACGCCAGTAAAAGTTCATCGACATGTAGGCTTAAATTGAAGTTTAACTTCTTTATCTTATTGATGTTCATCCGACATTGGCCTTTCCAGCCCCACTTCTCTTAGTTTTCCATTGCATTCTTTAGAATCCTTCCTGAAATCTTTGAAGTCGCAATAAAGACCTATGAATTCACCATTTTGGCAACCTGGACCATGACGACACTCAACTACATTCAGTTTCATATTTGAAAATTGATCTTCGTACTCTGGAGTTTCTTTAAGATGCTCTGCGATCTGTCTAAGCTCTGCATCAGACTTCTTCGATAGTATGCTGAAATTATCACACAGCCAGATAATTCTGTCTGAGCCAGAGATAGTTGTCGAGTCTTCTACTTCTATCCCTGATCTATTCTGCTGAGCCAGTGCAAGCATCGGATTGTCGTAGTCTCTCATTAGATCGTGTAGTTGAGATATTCTAAAACCCAGAGCCTCATATTCTTTGTCTCCATTTTTATCTTTAGCGTTCATTAGCTTTAGGTAGTCTAGTATTACTAGAGCATTGTTCCATCGGCCAGAGTCGTCTTTGCCAACTCTTTTAGCAAACCAATGTCTTATGATTGATACTTGTTTCTCAATAGACCAACCCGCTATCTGAACATAGTCAAATGGTCTATCTTTTACGTCTTCAGACATTTTCTTAATCTTTTCGCTGTAACCCTGATGGCCAACGAATTTCCCTGTTTCAATATAATGAAGAGGTACGCCGGTTTCTATTGAAGTAAGGCGAGACATCTGTAATTCTTCTGAAAGCTCGGTATCAAGATAAAGAACAGGGACTCCATTAGTAGAAACATTGTTAGCTATAGTAAGTGCTAGGAAAGAATTATGATTAATAAATCCATTGGCGACAAAACTATGATCATCTGAGTCAATGTAATAATCACAAGTCAAACACTCTCCGTCTTCTATAGACTTTATTGTTTGGTACAGAATGTCTTCAGACGCTAGGTTCTTTAGACTTCTGTACTCGTTCAAGTAACTGAATTCTGACCATTCCTCCAGAACCTTATTAAGAAATTCTCTCTGGAGTCCCCTCTCTAGCCTAATAACCCTATTTACACTATCTCTTAATGTATTCTTGTGACCATTGAACGCGAACCCTCTTAATTCGATTATTTTGTTTTTAAGATCATTAAGGGGAACACTAGCGTTTAGTATGACATCTACTTTTTCACTAGATGTAGTTTTCTCTATATGATCATTAAGTAAGCTCATTTTCCTTGGTAAACCGAACCCTATAATATTTTTAAACAGCATCATTGAATTAACAGATCTAATAGATAGCTGATAATACTCCCTGGATTCAGTATGCCCAGGTGGAACTACGTTCATAATATGACTAGAGCTAACAATCCCCAGTGCTAGAAGTATGGTTTTAACTTCTCTATGAAGCCTACTGCTATTAGTAGTCCAATGCACCTTGTCAGAAAATCCTCCATCTGCATCAAATAGTCCTCTAATGAACATACACATAGACCTCTTGCTTCCAGTCCTAATAGATAGCGGCATTATTTTTTTATTATCAGAATCATATAGATCCTCTTTATCTATTAATACCTTGCTCTTTTTATCACATACTACATATGAGCTGGCCTTATTGTCCTTCTTTGTATATTGACCAACTATGAAGCCTTTAGATGAGCAGGACTCAGAAAATGCTTTAGCGCAGCATTCGTCCATAGTAGTAAGACTAGTTGATTCATCTCTAATATGACCATCTCCACACAGTAATCCTAGGACGTAAGCGTCTTCGTTTAAATCCTTAGAAGTGTTAAAGATTCCATTTCCTCGGATCATTACTAAAACATCAGTCTCTCTTATATCTCCGCAATTCTTCCAAACAATGTTTCCACCCTCGTCTATACACTTGATAGGGTGTTCGTGGGTGGCCTCTATTTCATAGCCAAATTTAGTGGTTATTTTTTTAGTTTTATCAATTCCATTATTCCACCAATATGCTGGCTTTCTCCATGTTCCGTTCTCGGAGATAAGCTTATAGTCTATTTCATCAACTTTTTGATCATTTACAACATCATGCATTTCATATGGATAAAGAATACCTTTAGAGGTGTAAATCATTGTTTCATAAGAGTTAACACATTTATGCCGCTTTGGGCGAGCAGCTATAACACTAATCGTACCTCTTCTGAGGCCACCTCCAACAGCTTCGTCGAATACATCAAACCCCGTACTGATACCTGTGTCTATTTCGCCTTGAATAGCTCTCTCTGCTACATTTTGAATAAAAGCTTCGTACTCTGAGCCAATGTGTATTAGATCATTTCCAACGAAAAGACTGGATGTAAAGTCGTATACATTCTTCTCCACTGTTTCGATCATCTCTGGAGCATTGTGCATATCGTCTAGAGAGTTTCCTAGTTGCCCAAGTTCTTTCTTTATCTTACTTCTATAAGACTCTGAAACTATTATACTTACATACTTTCCCAATGACCTTGAGTCAAATGAATTGTTTTTTATAAGCCTATCTATGGTGTCTGAATATTTATCGGCGTTTCTTTCATAGTCGTTTTTCCACGTCTTAGCAATATATTCTTCTGCTATGATTGGATCAATCGGTACGTCTTCTTTTATTGAAGAGTTTTCCGCACTAATGTGTTTTATACATCTATATATGTTTCTTAGTACGTTAGTTGAAAAATCAGAATCTTCAATGTTTACACCATCTATATCAAAAATATAATTCGGATTCTTAACTAAATAGGATAGCAGATTAAACTCTGACTTTTTTGAAATTTCACTCACTGGGAATACCTTCTTCTCATATATACTTCCATAGAAGCTATTACTTTATCTATACTGAAAGGTATGTCTCCAATTTTTTCTAACTGAGACTTAGACCTCAATAAATCTTTATACGCCTGTGATACCGTTACACTCTTAGATATTATTAATTCTTTCTTGAACTCAAATGGGGTGTACATGTCTGTTACCTGATGTAGATTTTCTGATACATATTTATTAACCTGCTGCTCTTTTATGGTGATGAAAGCTTTAAGGCTGCTCTTTTTATTCTTAAGATCCAAATTAAAGGCATGAATCTTTGTCATCAAGTATTCTATTTCTTCGGTAGTCCTTCCATTGAGACCAGCGTCCAGATCATTTATAAGACTAGGTAGATCAATAGATACCTTTCCTTTAAACTGAGTAAGCCCCATTGTTGTGCAGAAGTTAACCATTTCTTGTTGAATGTCATTCATTTATATTCTCCAACAGCATATCTATATCTTTATCACTTTCTACCCTAAATATTCTTATATTGTTAAACTCAGCCCACTCATTCTTTCTGACATCATTCATCTTAGCTTTTATAAAGTTAGCTTTAGATCCATGAAAGTATGGAGTATATTTCTTATGCTGAGTTCCATCAGCTTCAAAGGCCATTCTTATTCCAGCACCAAGTATTAGAAAGTCCATAAATAGAATTGGCTTAAGTCCGACACAAGGAAACTCTTCTAGGATGTCATAATTTGGAAATATCTCAACTATTTTATCATATAAAGAATTGGCCAACTTTGATCTAGAAGATCTGCTACGTTTGTATTTTGCGTAGTTCAAATCCTTAGAATGTTCGTTTCCATCTGAGTCTAAAAACTTCATTAAGACATCATATCGTTGATTTGGCCCTTTATGTTTTCGAGCGTCTCAGAATCGTTCTTAAGTAAATCCATAGCAGACATCATACCTTGCACTTTCTGCTCTCCTATGACGAACCAAGAGCCGTTTCTTTCTATGATTCCAAGCTTCGTACCAAGCTCGATGACATCATAATACTCACTGAAACCTTCTCCATATATAAGAGTAGCATTTTCCTTCTTGCCCTTGCCCTGAAATCTGTTTTTCATAGTCTCAGCTTCCACGGTATGACCTATTACGTCTTTGGCAGAGTTTTCAATCTTGCCACGTACTTTAAATCTAACAATTAGATCACAGTTATGCCCTAAAGCCTTTCCCCCAGGTAGGTTATCAGCATAGCTATACATATCAAGGTTTGCTCTAACCTGATTAATCATAAGAAGAACACTGTTGTTTGCATAGCATAGGTTCTTAACATCAGCTACAAAGGGAGTTATAAGCCTAGCTAGAGCGGCCATGTGATTGCTTCCAGATTCAGACTCTAAAACCTTCTGAGGTTGACAAGCAGGGATTGAGTCAAGAACAATAAATGAGTTTGGCACATTCCTTAGAATGTATTTAATGGCATCCAAACAGGCTTCTCCGTGAGGAGGAGTTGCCCAGTTCACCTTGGCTGCATCTAGATTAGGAAAGCACTTAATAAGACTCTCATTGATGGCTCTTTCTTGATTAAAGTAAAAGCAATTGAGACCTTTTTTCTGAGCTGATTCTAGAACCTGAAGAGCCGCAGTTGTCTTGCCGCTATTCTCTCCACCATAGAACTGAGCAACCCCAACAGGAATTCCAGGTTCGTCTCCCAATATAAAGTCTACTGCAAACAATCCAGTTCTGAGATAATATGGACTCTTAAACTCTTTAACGTCATGAGTTAACCTAACGCCTAGATCCTCTAGAGCTTTAGAATAGTTAACTGACACCTCGGCTTTTTCTTTAACCGGGGCTTTTCTTTTTTTAGCCGCCATCTTCTGTATCTCCTAATTCCTTCAAAGACTGAAACTTGTTCTTCTTCTTAACACCTGTATCAAAGTAGCTTTTTTCTATTGGTTTTTCCTTAGTAACTTCTTCTTTTATCACAATAATTCTTTCATGGTTCTTTCTTATGTTGGCTTCTCTTTCATATCTTGATACTAGGTAGTATAAAGTCTTTTTAAAAGTGTCTAGTGGGTGGTTTCCATACAGAGGCTTATCGTAGGTTTTTTTATTCCACTGCTTACAGCCCATAAATATCTTAGAGTAATGACTTTTAACAGCACTTAAAGACTGAGAGTCTTTCCTCCAGAAGTATGGAGGTTGTTTTCCATATAGCATTAGACATGATATCTCTGCCATTATATGATTTATGCCGTAGAATTGATCTGGAGTAGTCAAGGAGGGGAATTTGCCGTATCTATTTTTAGTAAGATCTAGTGATTGTTTGTATATAAGTCTACAGTGTTCGCAGTCTCTTTTTGTTTCAGACAGCCCCTTATAGCTTGGATGCTTAGGACACTGGTTTATTTTCATCATTTCTCCTTTATTTGTAATTCATACCCCATTCTAATGTAGCCATTTATTATAGCACTTGCCTCGTCTGATAGGGGGCCATTGAATATAGCCTCTCCAGCGACGATTATTTCTAAATTATCATCAGAATCTATTAATATTATTATTTGTGGATCTATCATAATGTTTTTATTTAAAATAAAAGACCCCCGAAGGGGTCTTTCACTATTCTCCCAGTTCCATCATTGAATCTAATATTTGTCTTACGTGATCGAGTCCAATGAATCCGCCCATTTTTCCGGCAAGATTAACTGAAACAAATCCAATTAACTCACCTTTACTGGTAAAGACTCCTCCTCCAGACGTTCCACCTATCATAGTAGTGTCAACAGTATGAAACTTGTCAGTCCTATCCATTCCAAAAGCTCTTTTCATGTTTATATGAATTATTCTAGCATGAAAAGACACAGGATCCAGAAACAGTGGGCAGCCTGCATAAATTACTTCAGTATTAACTGAGCACTTTTCTTTAATTTCTTCATCATTTAAGATTTTAAGTGGACTTACATCTTTGAAAAAGTCATAATCTAGAGATAATCTAATTATAGCCACATCTAATATGGGGTCTTTTGCAGCAAAATATGAATGAATTTTTTCATCGTTTTTTGTAAAGGTTCTTTTCTCTACAACTTCCCCCCTGTCGTCTCTATCATAAGAAGAGAATATAATATTGTCATATTGTATATTAGGATTACTATTATTTACAACATGGTCGGCAGTTAAAATTGTATAAAAGAATAACTTTTTTTTATCATTGTATTCTTTTTTAATTAAAGTTGCTGAGCCACATCCAAATATGTGCCCATCTAAAGAAAGCTCAATTTTTATTGTACTCTCTAAAATAGACTGCTCGACACTGCCTAGAAAGTCATTAGCACATATGGTTGTACTAAAAACTAACACTAAAGCAGTGGCGAGCACGCCTATGCGACTCATCCTACAAACTCCTCTGCCCCTGAACGAATTCCATTAAAGAGAGAACGAATAAGCTCAATATTATCATCACTTAGAATTTCATTCAAATCAGGCGTCTCATAGTATGCATGGAACGTAGTGAATGCTGGTGAAAGATAAATTTCATAATCAGACGATAGTAGGCTAAGAATTAGATCAGATGTATCTTTTCCTATTGATTGGTCTGACGCTAGAAGTGGAAGAATGGTTTCATCGATTAGCTCAATTAGCTCTTCAGCTCTTTCTTCTGCACCACCTAGTCTTTGCATTGCTGCGAACGTTCCAGCTCTAGCAGTGTCAAATACAATTTGGACTTTTTCTTCTTGAGAGATTTCACTTTCTTGAAAAACAGCACAGCCCGAAACAATTAGTGTTCCTAGGCATAGTAGTGTGATAGCTACTTTCAACTTTCTTCACCTTTCCCTAGTGCGGAGTTTATACGCTCCTCAATTTCTTCTTCAGCAAGCTCCAACAGTCCAGCTTCTTTGATTAGTAGCTTTGCTTTATCAATAGCCAGGAGAAGTTTCTCTTGGTCCGTAGAAACCACCTCGTCTTCGCGCCGCTCTTTGGCTTTAGCTTCAGCATATTCGACAGCTTTATCTATAAGCATAGTTAGAACCTGTTCTGTAACAATCTTCTCTAGTGCTGCTGAATCTTTCCCTTTGAACCATTTTCTAGCTAGAGCAATTACAACCACTCCACCTAAAACAGCCACAAAAGGAAGCATCTCCAACACAATAGTTTTCAGTTCTTCCATCTTATCCCTTCTTTTTGTTTTGGAGCTTCATAAGCTCCTTAATTAGTTTTGCAGCCTCGCCAGAGGTTAGCTCTTCTAAGGTGTCAGTCTTAGCCATATCAAGAGCCTTATCTACGGAGATACCACATTTGTCAATAGATCTTTTTATAACTCTAATTTGCGACTCTTCAACAGGAGAATCATCTAGGGTAGAGTTGTCAATATTTTTAACTTTTCCAAGCTCCTCTGCTGAGCAAACATCAACCCCTAATGCGAATCTAAGGGCTCTGGAAGAAGCTCTAGTCTCCGCAAGAGTGCATGTGTACTGATCCATACTCTTATCAACGTTGGATAACCTAGCCTCTGCTGTAGATCCCCATTGCAATCCCTCTTTAAACTTATACGTTACAGTGACGGTATATGACCATTCATTTGCCTTACTTCCTGTCTGAACGACTTGAGACGCCCTCTGCTCTATTCCTAGAACCTTTTTAGCAACTCTAAGAAGAGGTTCGTGTCGAATGAACACGCCATTATCTCCTTTATCTACGAAATCGTTCTTATTGAAATATTCCTTTAGAACGAACTCTTTTCCGTTAATAGGTGTAGCTACTCTATTTAAAACTTCCATTAGTCTCCTTAGATCCAGGGATTAACTCTATCCATAGACTGAAGAGCGGCAACGGCAACTGCTGCCACCTGAACCAACTCTTCTCTAGCGTGCTCAATCCGCCCATCAACAATATCTTTGCAAAATTCACCATACTCCTCTCCTAATATTATTGCCCACTTCTCTATGTCGTGTGACTGAATTCCCCATAGCTTATCTTGACGAATACGTTCTTCTTTTACTTGGTCAAAAATATTATCCATTTTTACTCTTGTCTTTCATTTGTTGACTAAACTTCTCTCTCCATGCTAGCTGGGCTGGGCTTGCATTTCTAGTTTTGAGACTAAAATGCCGTACAACCTTACTTAAGTTTTCAAGAGGAAATACTATTGTACCTTCACTATCGCCCACTATATAATCTACACCCTCTTGAGGGATATACTTTTTAAACTTCTTTACTATAGCACTGAGAGTTTTGCCGTGTAGAGTGTCTCCTTCTTTAGCTAAACTTGCATCAAACACAGTTAGAGCTGCTTTGTTTAGACCCCAGGGTTGACAATACCAAGGCTTTTTCTTTGAACCAGAGAATAAAGTGGGAATACCCTCGGAGTCCTTCTTGGATTTCTTAGCTCCAGCTTTTTTACAAGCTCTAGTGAATTGACCGAAGTACTTTTTTTCAACGTCGTCATGATCCATATTAGTCCAGCCAATCATCGTCCTCAGAGTTATCACAGAACACATCATCATTCTGAATGTCCCCAGTTACTTTACCCATTGTGTTTCGTGGAGTTTCATATCTTCTGTTTCTAAGATGATGGAGTGTCATCGCTGTGCTTATTCCGCGAATCTCAACTCCTCTCTTTAGTAGCTTTCTTTTCACAGTCATAGTTTGCATACCAAGCTTCTTAGCTATGGCACTCATTGAGAGTTTTTCTTTGATATAAAGTCTTTCGATTTCATCGTCGTGTTCTGTTCCAAAATTAGGTTTTCTAGGCATTACCCTGTTCCCTTCGATGTAGTTTGTTTCGGCTTAATTAGACTCTCTTGCATTGCTTTTCCAAATTTTCTCATAGATCTCAGAATTTCAATAGTTTGCGTAGAATATTTATCCATAAATATCTTGTCTTCTATGTTTGGTCCATAGCTAGTTATCTTTACAGGAATTCCAGCGTGATCCTGTAATAATTCTACAAACCTATTAATAGGCCAATTTTCATAAATGGGTTTGACCTTTGACCACTCCAGTTTACTTGGGAAGTCAGACACCCCATCTAGTTCAAAGTCGTCTATTTTATATCCAACACAAACAGGTATAGTTCCAATGCCCTCAATTATGTCCAGCTTTGAAATGGCTAATTCGTCAATGTCAGCAATTTGAATAGCATATCTAAGAGAGGGTATATCTAGCCATCCACACTTTCTAGGACGACCAGTAGTAGCACCAAACTCCACTCCTTTAGATCTAAATAGTTCGTCCTCCTCCGCTCTCATTTCTGTGGGAAAGGGACCAGCTCCAACTCTTGTAGAGTAAGGTTTTATAACTCCTATATTGTTGGTTATTTTTCTTGGACTAAACCCGGCACCGTGTCCAATGGCAGAAGGTAGGCAATTTGAGGAAGTTACAAACGGATATTGTCCAAAGTCTATGTCTAACATGGTACCTTGGGCACCTTCAAAAAATATATTTTTACCATCGACATATGCTTGATTTAGCATTATCTCTGTACTTACAACTTGGCTACCTAATTTCCTTTGAAATTCTTCGTAGTCAGGAGAAGACAGTATGTCGTCTACTGTG